CGTTCCGAGACTGAACTCAATAAGCTGGAAAATGAGCTGAAGCAGAACAGTACAGCCCTGGATGAGATGGACCGGGGCCTTCGCGATGTAGAGACTGGTATGGTGGATATGGCGAAAGCAGCAGGAAAAGCCAAGCGGGAGAGTAGCTCTTTCGGGGACAGCTTAAAAGCCAGCATCCTGGGGAACGGGATCGTGGAAGGGGTGAAGGGCATCTATTCCGCTATCTCCGGCCTTATGGAAGAAACAAAGGAATACCGGAAGATCATGTCCAGTCTGGAGGTGTCCAGTAAGAAAGCCGGGTACAGCACGAAAGAGACCACGGAGAGCTATAAGACACTTTACGGGGTGCTGGGGGATGACCAGACCGCAGCGACCACCACAGCGAACCTGCAGGCCCTAGGCCTGAGTCAGGATAAGCTGACTCAGCTCATCAACGGTACGGTTGGCGCGTGGGCGAATTATGGGGATTCCATCCCCATCGATGGCCTGGCGGAAGCGATCAACGAGACGGCAAAAGTGGGGACCGTGACTGGTACCTTTGCAGATGTACTGAACTGGGCGGGGACCAGCGAAGACGCGTTCAATGAGCGCCTGGCAGCCTGCGGTTCCGAATCTGAGAGGACAAACCTCATCATGCAGGAGCTGGCCGATCAGGGACTGATGCAGGCTGGCAAGGCATGGCAGGCCCAGAACCAGGATCTGGTGGCCGCAAACCAGGCGGCTGCAGATTTTGATGCGAACATGGCACAGATGGCAGAACGGCTCTCTCCGGTGTCACTTGCCGTGCAGGAAGGCATCAACCGTATCCTGCAGAAGGTCCTGGAACTGACTGAGGACGCGGATTTTGAGAAAGTAGGGGACGCCATAGACAGTGCCTTTGATTTCCTCGTGGAGGAAGTCGTCCCGGCGGTGGTAGAGTTTATCGGTTTTTTGATCGATAACAAAGAATCCGTTGTTGGGGTCCTGACAGCCATCGGCCTGGGCTTTGCTGCCTGGAAGCTATCATCCATGGCAGTCCTGAATCCTATCGGCCTGATCATCGGCCTGGTCATATCTTTAGTCGGCATCCTGACCACCCTCTGGAACACGAATGACAAGTTACGGAATTGGGTGGATGAGCACGTAGAAAAGATGAAAGAGAAGGTCGGGGGCGCTGTAGAGAGCGTGAAAGGGTTCTTCAAAGATCTCAAAGAAAAGACCGTGGGAAGTTTCGAGAGCATGGCGGAGAAAGTCTCGGGCAAGGTATCGGAGATCAAGGAGGACACCGTGGACGGATTTGGGAACATGGTGGATAAGACAAAAGAAAAGGCCGGAGACATCAAAGACAACGTGGTGGACGGCTTTGAGAACGCGAAGGAGTATATCACATCCCTGCCGGGCCAGGCAAAGGAATGGGGGAAGGACTTCATCAAAGGGCTTGTAGACGGCATCAAGGAAAGGGTAGCCAGTGTGAAGGACGCCGTAAAGGATGTGGCCAATACGATCGCGTCCCACCTGCATTTTTCCGTGCCGGATGAGGGACCGCTCACCAGTGCACCTGAATGGATGCCGGATATGATAGGCCTCATGACAAAAGGCTTAAAAGACAGCCGTCCGGAGCTGATGCGTGCCGTCCGGGAATTGGCCAGTGACATGCAGGGTACTATGGACCTGGGAAAGAACACCATGACCTACAGCGCACAGGTCAGCCAGCCGGTATACATCTATAACACTGTAGATCTGGACGGAGAACCCATCTACCGGAAGACAGAGCAGTATATTGGAAACAAACAGAGGAGCAGGATGGTGGTGAGAGGAAGATGAGATATGGATATGACTTAGAATATGCCGGGGTCCGGGCGGAGAGCCTGGGGATCTATGTGGTGCGGAGGCCGGATATACCGGCTCCGGAGTATGATATGGAGGCCATCGTCATCCCTGGGAGGGACGGCGTGCTCCATAAGGATAACCATAGGTATCATCCCATAGAGATCACGATCGAGTTCAATTACCTGGAAAAGCCGGAAGCCTGGGCAGAAAAATGGAGGCATGTCAAGCGGTGGCTGTCCGCCCGGAATGCACGATTGTGCCTGTCGGATGACGCGGACTATTTTTATCACGTGTATGCGGTACGCCTGGAGACCAATGCCAGGACTGCGCGGGAGCTGGGAACGTTCAGTGCGGTCTTTTCCTGTGATCCGTACCAGTATCTGAAAACAGGAGAGATGGAACAGGAGCAGGATCTGGCGGATGCTGACCTTCTGGCTGCGGACGGAAGTCCGATCCTCGAAACGGGCGGCGAGCAGATCCTGACGACCTGTCGGATGGCGGTACTGCAGAACCCCTTTGACGGATGCTGCCCGCTCTTCCGGATCACCGGGGAGGGGACCTGCAGTTTTTCCGTGAACGGGAACTGGATGGAGGCGGCGGTCGACGGGGAGATCTTTATCGATACCGAGCGGGAAGCTGCCTACACACCAAAAGGAGAGCTGGCCGGCCGGAAGGTGTCGGGAGATTACCGTGCCATGCGCTTCCTGCCGGGACACAATGAACTGACGACCAGCGGAGATTTTACGATATACATCACACCGAGGTGGAGAGAAGTATGATACAGATCTATGAGGCCGCAAACCAGGCCTATGAAAAGAATGGAGACGCTGTCCTGCACCCTTTATCATGTACGGTGTCAGAAGTCCTGAAGGGGACCTGGGAGATGTCCTTGCAGAACCCTTATGATGAGAACGCGGGCCTGATCAGATCCGGAGCTGTCATCAAGGCAGATACCAACATTGGGAAAGGGCAGCTGTTCCGTATATATAAACACGAAAGATCAGAGAATGGCGTGAACGCCTCGGCCTACCCGATCTTCTTTGATGCGGGGAAAAATACAGCCATCCTGGACAAACGCCCCACCAACAAGACCGGGGATGAGGCACTGCAGATCTTGACCCAGGGGACGCCGTACACGGCCGAGTCTGACATCCGGAGCGCACGCACGGCCTATTACCAGAAGGTGAACCTGATGGAAGCCCTGTGCGGGGAGGATGAGAACAGTTTCATCAACCGCTGGGGAGGGGAACCCATCTATGACAACTACCACGTGACGATCAACAGCCGTGCGGGCGGGGATCATGGAGCCAGAGCAGCCTTCGGCTATAACCTGCAGGGGATCACAGAGCACGTCCGTTTTGATGACGTGGTGACCCGCATCATCCCGGAAGCTTACAATGGCTATATGCTGGAAGGGGAGAGGCCATGGGTGGACAGCCCGAACATAAAGAAATACCCCATCGTCTATACCAAAGTGGTCCAGTACAGTGAGATCAAGCTGCAGGAGGACTGCACCGGTGAGGATGAGACCGGATATCCGGATCTGGAGAGCCTGCAGAAAGCGTTAAAGGAACGGGCGCTACAGGACTTTGAGGCGGGCATCGATAAGCCGGAGGTGTCCTATGATATCGAATTCCTTCCTCTAGAGGACACGGTGGAATATGAGGACCTGAAAGACCTGGTGCAGATCGGCCTGGGAGATAGTGTGGAGTGCGAGAACAAAGGACTTGACATCATCACGAAAGGGAGGGCGACCAGCCTGACCTACGACTGCATTCGGGAGAAGGTATCCGCCCTGCATGTGGGGGACATCGAGAGCAGCTATTTTGACGATATGTCCCTGGTCATGCAGGCGGCCGCGGATGCGATCACCAAAGAGGGAGGCCTCAAAGGAGAAAAGATCATAGGGATCATGAACGCAGCCATAACACAACTGCGGGCGCAGAGTACCAGAGCAAAAAAAGCAGAAGTTGTAGCAATGATCTGCGAGGACCTGGACCCAGAAAGCCCGGATTTTGGAGCGATGTGTATCGGAACAAAAGGGTTCATGATCGCGTCGGAGCGTACCGCAGATGGAAAGGACTGGGACTGGAGGACATTTGGGACAGGATATGGGTTCATCGCGGACTGTATCGTAGCAGGCCTTCTAGCATCCAGAAACTACAACGAGGAGACTGGGGAAGGGTGCTATATCAACCTGGATACCGGGGAAGCCTCAATGAACAATGCCCATTTAAAGGGAGAGATAGAGTCAAAAAGAGACGGATATGGATTGTACGTGAGTATCACACCGGGGGCAATAAGCCTTTTATCCGATTTTAACGGTAAAAAGGTTAGAGTTTTTAGGATAAGCGGCGGGGCAACGCTGGACGAAGCAACTGGAGACTTGCGGGGGGTAACCCCATATATCACAATGGGACCTAAAAGTAATTCATTTTCAATACAATTTGAAGATAATATCATGAACGCCTGGCGGTTTGGCAAAGACGGGATCGGGGACAAGAACACTTATATCAAAGGCGGAAAGACCGGACGGATCGAATTTTCGGATGGCACATATCTGGATGTAGAGAACGGATGGGTGTCCGGAGGAAAGACAAAAGAGGGGGAATTCTAATGGCACTGCTCATCAGCAACATGTACTTAGAACGGGGGCAGATGACGGACAATGCCCAGTACATCGCGGACTATCTGACCGGGAATGGCTGGACCCAGAATGCGGTGGCGGGGATCCTGGGGAACATGGAGCAGGA